ATTCACGTCGTTGACTTCGCGGTGTGTAAGGTAAATTAGGGTTATATTGCGGGTTTATAATTCTTCGTGTTGTCTTATAAACATCAAGATTTTCATTTAAAAAATAATCCCCGTTTTCGTCTTTTTCTAACGGGAACATTTCCGGTAAGTATTCTTCGTATTTATATCTTCCCCATTCGTCCTTAAGCCACTTTTTATGCCATTCTCCGTTATCGCTGTTTCCGGTGAGCGAACCTATTTCCGATACTATACCCAAAACATCATCGTCCGTATCGGTGGCTATACGGATTTTGTCTCCGACTTCAGTAACAAAATATCCGACCCGGTCTTCATTGTTTTCGTTACCGTCAAGCCATTCTTCATATTCCTGAATATCGGCTCCCGTAGGTTCAAATCTTTTTTCGGCATACACAACACCTTCGGCTGTTATCCGCATAGCATTATTTCTTTGAAAATCCGAGTCTCCGTTTCCGACAACCATTATGTCTTGTTTTGCGTAGTAAGTATTCATCCATACATTTGGGGTAGGACCGTCCATACCTTGTGCCACATGATTATTCGTTAATTTCTTGTTATATTGTCCGAAAACCGCACAAGCAAAATTATCTGCTGTTATTCCTACCCCTGAACCAAATCCATTTTCAGTTAGGCGCGCATACCCGTCTTTACCGAATAAAGCTGTTTTACATGCGGATATTAATGTATGCCCGGCTCCCGATAATAAACAAGCATTTGCCGCTCCTTTCGGCCATCGATTCAAAAGCTCTGTTTGGTTATCAATACTTGCTACCTCATGACCTACCCCTGCAAATATTGAATTATCGCTGGGGTAAATAATCATATCTCTTCCAGCCACTATTGTGTAATAAGAACTTTTAGTATTTATTGGATTTATGTCTGACCATGTATCGTCCCAATCAAACTCAGCTCTGAATTGATGAAATTTATTATCCTTGCCAGCAACAAAAACGCGCCCTATATGCGGTATCGGTAATTCATTATCGCCCATAGATATAACGGTAGCTGATAATATTTTGTCTACCGTTAAATTATTATCAAAAAATTGTTCTCCCAAAAAATAGTTATCAGTAAATAGCCCTGCTTTGATTTCATCTAATACTTTACCCATTTTTGCCGACAATGGTTTGTACATAATATTTTCTTCTAAAGAACTAACTATATCCCCTACAGACACTTTGTTTTTATACAAAGCCCTGATATTATTCAATATCCGTTGGAATAACGGATTAAAAATACCCGACGCGCTCGCCGGGTCTGTGTCTTTTAATTTCCGTATATCTTCATCTTTATACGGAACCTCCTGCGGGATATAATATTCATCCGCCATATTACGCGCCTCCTTTAAAATTCATCGTCAAAGCTGAAAGTGAACGATACGCCGTTGTCTTTTTGTTTGATGTAAAACGTCTTTATCGCACATAACTTACCGCCGCTGTCTACCAGCGCAGCTTCACTTAGCTTTGCGCCCGGCAGATCCGCCGCCGGAATAGTCACCGTATACCGCGCGGTCGTGTTTATCGGGTATGTTACACTGTCAATAGGATATACCGCTATTTGGTTATTAAGAGCCACGGCGGTTTCCGGCGGCGGTATCGGTTCACCGGTGCCGTCAACACCGCCGCTGCCGAACGCTATGTGTGTTACGGGGTCCATTTGCGAAATGTTGCCGCTTGTTATTTGTGCTAATTTTTGACGCCTGAATATAGTAGTTATACCGTTAGCCATTTATAGAACCTCCGTTATTTCATTAGGCTCAAGCGTTTTTGAACCGTTTAACATTACCTCGCCGTTAAGCAACCAGTAATTATCCCATGTTATTGTTCCGGTTAAGTTATACGATTGCTTCACGGATAATCCGTTAAGCTCAAGCTTTTCAAGCGATACCGATTTATACGCTGCGTCTAAAATCCATGTAGCGTCGAAGTTATATGAACCGTCAAGAATTATCCCCCCCGGGCGGAGTCTTCCGTTTACCGAAACGCTGAACGCAAAATCGATAAAAATGAAATCATCCCTATTAAACACACTGCCGGCGGAAAATATAATCTTGTCTAAATGCGACCTCACGCTTTTTGCGGAATTAACCGACCTTATAAAGTCGGTTACCGTCAAATATTTAATCTCCGTATTAGTCACCCTAACCGAAAACATATACGGTTCGCCGCCGTATTCGAACCATTCCGATACATGACCTTCGCCGTAGTACGCGGTTATAAGTTGTTCAACCGCCCATTTTGTGCCGCGTTTCGCCTGTATCTGTTGTGCGTACTTGATTGTCCGGCGTTTTGCGTCAAGACTCATGCTTGAGCTGTACCAATCGACGTTAAGCTCCCACGCAAGCTCGTCAAGGTCGGCGTGGTCGAGGTTGTCTATTTGATCCCATACACGAAGCAAGTTTATTTTTTCGGCTGGTTCCTGTATTAATCTGTTTATCGCCCGGGAAAGTGCATTTACGGCATGATCATCTTTCATGAAGTTCGGAAGCAGCTTGATTATATCCAAATCCGTTAATTTCATTTCCAATTAACCACCCCCGACCACATGCGAAACGTTTAACTTGCCTGAGAATTTCGCTATTGTAGTATTGTTCAATGCTTTAAACTGCGGCGAAATAACCGTCACGCGGTCAGCGCCGACAAGGCCTTCAGCCCAATCGGGTGCGAGTATCAATCTTCTTAATTGGTCGGGGTTCAAATTAATATTAAGCGCGGAACCTTGCCATAAATTATAACGGTCTATCGCACCGCCGCTGCCTTCCACAGCGTTCACGACACTTGCTTCGTTTTTCGCGGTTGTGTAATAAATCAATTCTATGTCATAATTGTAAACCGCCGGAGCCTGTACCATAACCTTGTCCGTCAAAACCCGTATATCGTCTCTTGAACAGATTGCAAGCACTTTTTCAAGCATTTGGTTAGTATCATCGGGCAGCACACCGCCGTAGCCGATCGGGGTTATCATGACGACACCCGGTTCGGGTGAGCTAACATCCGCATCGGCGATAAGCGGGTCAGCGGAAATCGCCCAATACCGGTACGCGTTTACCGGACCGGCCGTTGAAAGTTTATCCGGCGAGCTGCGTATCCTGTCGCGGTAGGCATTATCATCTTCACGGTCGCTGCCGCTGTGTGTCATTATTATGTTTTCAACTTTGTCAATCAACGGCGCGTTCGATAAATCAACAAGCGTGTTTATGTCACCTGCCGGTATTCCGTTAAAGCTTTCACCGCCGCCGATGGATGTCGCATCAATGTCTGTATACAAAGCACCTGTCATAAGTACAGCGGTTTTGTCTGTCGCGAAATACCGTACATAATCACCTGTAACGCGTGTTCCGGCGGGTATAATTATATTTTCGCTCATTGCCGTTTCAACGGAAAACCGTATTACCGTTTTAGCCGGTATCGGCAGCTGACGGTACACGCCGCGGTTTTCGCCCAAAGCGTCAAGCACTTCATTGCGTGCGTACCTAAGCATTTTTTGTCGTGTTGCGTCGTTCACGGCGTTATATATTAAAACAATTACCAAAACGAGAGCTTCGCCGAATATCCGCCGTTCATCGCCCGGATACAGCGGCTCTTCGACACCGTTTTCAAGTTCAGTTATTATAGTGTTATATATTTCCGTGGCGTTTGTTTTAATGAAATCCAAATCATTCATCTACGGCTCCCTTTATCATTAAATTAGCGGTTATTCCGAAGTCCCCGTCGCTGTTTAACATCGCGTTAATGTCTATACTGTCTGCGTTTAACCGCGGTTCGTATGTTTTGATTAACCATTCGGCATCAGCCACCGCAGCCGAAACTGTAGTGCCTGAAGGTTTGTCTATAAGTGCCGCGTCCAAGCCTTTTATCCGGTCAAGCGGAACTTCGCCGCGGGTAATTCGTAATAAATTAAAGGCGCATTGTTCAGGTGTGCCGTTGCCGTGTGTAAGCATATAGCTGTTCCTTCCTATATAAGTGTCAGTTCGTTCAAAAAAACTGTATTTTGCACCCCGTCTGTTTTTATTACTGCTTCGATTCCGTTTATTTGAACGATTTTGAATATGCGTTGTTTTACCCAATCGGGGATTGTGAGTCCGTTAGTATACCTTTGCCCGGTCGGTTTTACGCTGCTGCCTACCTTTATACCGATTTTAGACGAACTGCCCGCTTGACTGTTGCCGGGTTTCTTGGATTCCTTATCGGATTTGTCTGCGCCTATATATAAAGTACCGTTTTCGGAAACGGATGTCGTTTGCGCATTGTATTCCTTTAATGTAAACGTCAGCGTCGCTAACCGCATGCGCCCGAAATCGTCAAGCGTTATATTAGCTGCCGAAACCTTACACAGCTGCAGGTTCGGGCCGAGTTGTTTTTCGTTCAAATAAAAAGGACCCGTTTTTGAAACGAGACCTTGCCAGTTTTCGATTTCCGTTCTTACGTCAGCCCCTGCGTTTGCATGCAAAGTACAAGTAAACGACAGCGAAAACAACTCCGTACCGCGTTCGTTTGTCGAAGGCGACCCTTCGGCGGAATTATTATTATCGGCTTTTTGTTCATATGCAAACGCTAAGTTTTCAACGGCGGTTACTTTTTGCGGCGATACT